GTTTCTTTGACCAGTGTTTTGATTTTTTGATTGAACTCGGCTTGGTAGTGTAATAGGCTTTGCCTTTTATCGTGGTTTTCTTTGAGGCCTTCTTGGAGTCCATCGGACCTTTCTTCGATCTCAGCTGATAATGAAACATTTTCACGTTGAAAGGAATCAATTTCTTCTTGTGCATTGCTGATGTCTGCTTCTTTACTATTGATTTGCTCAACCGACAAAGCCTCCACTTCTTTAATATATTTATTCTGAAGATCAATCTTTTCTTTATTTAGATCTGCATCATAGTCTACACTTTTAAGATCATCTTTAAGAATACTATTTTTCTCTTTTAGTATCTGATTCATTTTAGAAAAGACATTAATGTCCAGAAGATCCTCGATAACATCACGCCTATGCTGTGCAGGGAGCTGCATGAAAGGAATGAAGGAGGAAGATCCAAGCACAACAATTTGGTGGAACGACTTGTGGTTCAACTTAATGATGTTCTGTTCGAGGATCTTCTGGTACTCTTTGGCATGCGATGACTGATTAATCATCGTGCCGTCTTTCCATATTTCAAACTTATTAGGTTTGATGCCACGCACAACCTTATATGCCGAACCTGAAACATTAAACTCAATAGTTACTATGCAATCTTTATTGTTAATTGTATTAACTAATTGTGGTTTACTAATATTTCTGTGCGCTTTGCCAAACAGGGCAAATGACAATGCATCGAGCATCGTAGATTTACCTGACCCATTATCTCCGACAATTAAATTAGATTTGTGGTTAGTAAAGTTAATACTGCTATAGGAATTTCCGGTTGATAGGAAATTCTTCCATTTTAGGTTTTCAAATATAATCATACTATTTCTAAGGTTTGTGCCTCAATCATAAGATCATGCATTTCTTTTTTAATGCGATCTTTATCCAATTCAGTTTCTACATTATCGACATAAGAGTCCAGTAGGGTACTAGTATCGTCCATAGAGATGTTCTCATCCTCTACATTTTGCCCTAAGAACTCAGAAAAATTCTCCTGTATTTTTAATTCATGAATGTTTCTGTTATTAATTCTATCAACAAAACGATCAAATGTAAACAGGTCATTTTTGTTTATTACAACTATTTTTACAAATTTATTCTCTAATATTTTTGTATCATATTCTCCGTAATCTGTTTTACGGTCGTCATATATTATCTTATGAAATAACGTGTGAGGATTGTGTATAGAATCTATTTCTCTTGTTTCAGTATCTAGAACGTGAAAATACTTTTTATCATGAGCGTCGTTCCAAAAAAATTCCATCTGCGAGCCTAAATACTTAATATTTTCTCGAGAAGATTTTGTGTGGAAATGGCCAGATAATACTGTTTCAAATCTATTAAATAGTTCTGGATTAAGTCCGTGTTCGTTCTTAATACCTTTCATCATTTCATAGCCACTAATTTCAAAGTGGCCAGCTAGCCAATCACACTTTGCGCTAGCAATAAAATCTAATGACTGCTTTTCGTTAGCAGCCGATATCCAAGGAACAAGACCTATCTTAAAACCATCATAGCATTGCACCATAGGTTCATGAATAATATTCACTTCGTTCATGTAATGACCTAAGAGCTCTTTTAGACTATTTAAGTCATTTGTATTTTTATAGAAGGTATCATGGTTACCACAGATAATATCCATAGTAATACCATGGTCTCTTAACGGTTTAAGAAAGTGATGCCTGTTACGGTTAAGAGCACGGAAGTTGACAAACTTCCGGTTATCGTAGTAATCACCAAGATGCACAATATGCTTAATATTATGTTCCAAAAGATAAGGAAACAATACATCAGAATAAAATTTCTCTGCATTATCGAGAAATACGTCAGAGCTATTGCGGATACCACAATGAGTGTCATTTAGAATACATATCTTCATTTAATTCATTCTCTAGTTGAACAATCTGTTCTTTCAATTTTAGTTTAGTTTTTTTAAGAAAAGAAACCCTAAGATGCGCATACGGACCTAAGTCCTTTATCTTTACATCTAACTCAGCATGAGATGCCTTAAGGCTATCTAGTCTTGATTTTTTATTCATCTTCAAAAAAACCTGCTAAACTTGAATCACTTTTAAAGCTGCGCCTTTTCCGGATCTTTTGTTCTTTTGCATAGCTTTTAAATTTAGTATCTTTTTCTTTAATCTTATCCATTCGATCCTTTAATTGATCTAAGAATGTATTCATTACATTTGTAGCTGCTATATCATTGACATCACCATAGACATATTGCTCAATACCAGACTGCGAAAGATATTTAAATTTTAAATCTTGCTGTTTCTTTTCTTTTTCAATTCTACGCAAAAATGCGTACCATGAAATTTGAGTAAAATACGCAAATGCATTTGGCTTACCCGTACGTGTAGCCACGTCTACATTATAATTATCAATAGCTTTGAGACAGTTTTCGACTGCATCCATTACCATTTCTTCGCGGTAAGTATATCGAATAAAATTAGACTTATGTGATAGGCCTTCTGCAATCTTAAGAAAGCACTGGGCAATATAATCAGGAACTAAAGGAAGAGAAGCATCATTTTCTTTTGCCTCTTTTAATCCTTTACAATAGTCAACAACTGCTTGTGAAAACTCAGCATTATTAACGTAATGAATGCTTTTCTTTTTTGCCATAACGAATCCTTCATATATTAGTTATATTCTATCACATGTCATATAGTATGTACACAGTAAAAAAAAATTAAATTTATGTATTTTTAGTATGTACAAACCGGCCAGACAGTGTATAATAAATTAAGAGCTTTTTGGTGGGGATAGTATACCTTTAATGCATTTTATCCTTGTTAGGAAATACGATAACATTTTCGTCTCCTAACGAATCTAAATCAGCTTCACTCATTTCAAGCTCTACTTCTTCGGTAGATAGTTCCTCAGACTGTTGTTCTGCATCAATTGACTGTTTATAGTGATCAATCAGATTAGATACTGGATTAGCTTCAGATGTTATATGTTGAGAATTAATCGATTGGTATATACCATCCTGCATCTGCAACGTATACCACGGCCTAAGAGAATGAATCCTATAACCGTTTGAGGGATTATAAAAGACTTTTATTTCATATACATTACGTACAATAATATCAACATAATCATCTTCTTCAGCTGGCCATTCTACAACCTCACAGATAATTTCATCACCTGACAACAACTTAAACTGTTTTAACTGCTTATCCATCTAAATCTACCTTAATAATTTTATAGTTAAACTGTTCTTTTTCGTATATCTTTACGCGCTGAGCTCCATGCCCTAGTGTATAATTTTTTCTCGACTTCCAGTGCAGATCATCGGTAAGATCGTAGAGGGTTGTTTTTCTTCCGTCATCTGAGACTCTAAGACCACGTCCAATACTCTGCAGAACTTTGATTTGGGATTTGCTTGGTGAAGCGAATATAATATTATGCAAATTCCGTATATTAATACCAGTGCTAAAAGTTCCCAAGGAGGCCACGATAATCGCATCTTTTTGTTTCTCAACTATTTTACGTATTGCTTCTCTATCTGCGGTATCAACCTCTCCTGATACAAAATAAACTTTTCTATTGCTACCTACCTTCTTATTTATCATTTCATAAAGGGGTTTTCCATGAGCATCCACACGTAGGAATAAAACCAGAGTGTTTCCGTTAGAATCAATAGCCAAATTACGAACGAGGCGATTACGAGACTCGTTTCCGATAATGAAATCAATTTCATCTTGATATGACTTTTTACCAAATTCTTCCCTTACCTTCTTTGAGTAATTTAATAAAAGAACCTTTATATCTAATGGTGCAAGTGTGCCATCATCTTGCAAGTCTTTAGTTTTAGTAACTTGATACACTGGACCAAACAGACCTTCAAGTACTAGTTTATGTGTCTGCGTGCCATCTAAAGTTCCGGTTGTACCGAATCTATATTTTGCTTCAGTGGCCTTATTCATAATTGATGACAGTGACTTGGATTTAAACCCATGACACTCGTCACCTATAACCATACCGAATTGCTCAAACCATTTCTTAGGGTATTTATATATGCTTTGCCATGTAGATATTATAATGGCCTTATCTGTATTCTTATCTTTTCCTGAATATATTCTATGCATGCCTTCAGGGTTTTGACCGTAGTCGACAAAGTCTTGGTGCATTTGCTCGACTAACGACGTAGTCGGTACAATAACTAATATTCTACTACCTTTAGGGTAACCAATACCTTCTGTAATGTATTGTAACCAGTATTTGGCTAGCAGATAAATAATGAATGACTTCCCTGATCCTGTAGGAGATAAAAGAATTGCTCGAGTTCGTGTTAGGGCTGTTTCAATCGCATCGTATTGATATTCTCGAGGCTGAAATGGAAGTGCTTCGTCAGCTAGTAGATGAGGTATATCTTGAAGAGAAGGTTTCGCCGGAACAGGAAAGCCATAGCTTGACCCTTCAGTGTCAACAGAATATGACCGCTCAGCTGCAAACTTTATTAAATATACATATAGCCCAGCAGAGAGCTCTCCAGTTATGCGATTAAATAATCTAATCTTGCCGTCCCATATTTTATGCTTATAGGCCGGCATGAACTTGTACCCTGGTACGTAAAAAGAAAAATATTCAGATAATTCTGCGGCATAGCCAGGCTCGCAGTCTACATACAGCATACTATAATCTTTTAAACGTACCGTAAATTCAGCCATTATATTTTTTTCTCGCATCAAGAAACAGCGGTAGATAATCATGCGTATTTACAGTAAACACTTGAGGTTCACTATGATCTACGGTTATAAGAATTACACCTTGTTTTATTGGAATTCCAGTTCTTTCATAGAAGGCTGCAGCATAGAATGATGCCTGTATAAAGTAGTTAGTAATCCATTCTACTTTTTTAGGTTTACGTGCTGTTTTAAAATCTATGATAGAAAGCTGATTATCGAACTCTGCAATACAGTCAACTTGTCCTGCGCATTTGAGCTTGTCGCTGTATAAAAATTCTTCTTGGAACCATATGTTATTTACCCTCTTATCTATAATTTCTTTTAGATGACTAAAAGTATATAGATTATTGGGCATCGCATCTTTATCCCACCCTTCTATATTGTCTAAATAATCTTCTGCCAGCTTATGGACTGACGTGCCCCGGCTAGCAGCCTGAAAGGATATTTTATTTGCTTCTTCTTCACCTACCCTTTTTCGCCATTTCATAATGCCATCTTTACTTAGCGCACCTAAAACTGTAGTAATAGAAGGATATGCATTACCTTCAGGCGTAAAATATTTACGGCCTGTTTTTAAAGTTTTCCTTGTCATTTTAGGAAGAGTTATGCCGTGCTCGACGTGATTAAACATTATGAACCTGCCTCAAATTGGCGCCACCTGATCATATTACCTATTGTCTGATGTCTCCAATTCAGACTTGTAACAATCTCTTTCAATGTATCTATAACTGTATTCCAGTACTCTATTTTTTCAACGCTAGTTTGAATCTCTGGATCGCTATCATAATAATAGTCCATTTCACCCTTCATAATTTTAAGGCCATCAAACGGATCCGGCTCCCAGCCTAATGCTTCTATTGCATCGCGATCCATTTTGCCGTTATAGTAAAGCCATTTTTTCTTGAGTAATTTTTTCTGTGAAAGCTCTGCACGCTTCTTTGCCAGCTTTGCTTCGGCCAGCCATTGCAGATATTTAGCGTGATATGCTGGAGTAATCCTAGAAGTTTCATCTAAGTTATTTCTATCAATAGCACTATCAGCAGCCCATTCTTCAAGAATGTTCTTTAAGTCCATAATATATCCTCATAATATAAGTGTATTTATTTTAGTTCAAAGGTAGTAAATCTGAATGTGGCCGGAAATGTAATGTATTGAACATCTCCGCTTGTAGATTCTAATGACATGTCACCTAGACTTGTAGGAATACAGTCAGTATATCTTATTGTTCTTGTAGTATTATTGTGGCTTGATAATATAGAAAGTGTAATATCAGAATATGTAGGAGGCACTGTACTAGTTCTATCAAGAGCTCTGGATTCATTTGTCTGAACCATTCTGTTCATCCAATTAAACATTTCTGTATAAGAATTTAAATTTTCATCTACGATAATTATACAGGTAAGCTCAGTAAATGTTAGCTTATCACCTGCAAAAGGCACAGAAGAAATATTCCTATAAGGAACTTCCATTGAATTTACTGATAACGACGGATGTAAAACAGTCTGGCAAAAAAATTCTAAATTTGCATAATGCTTGCGATCAATTGTGAGTTTAAATGCAGAAGGCTGCAAATAATTTAGATTATTCAAGCCAGATGAGCTTGATGTAGTACTAACATCAACTGTTATATTTGTGTTTAAATCAGGCATATCACCCTCCGAAACTTTATTCTATTTATACTATCATATTACGATTGAAATGTACACAGTTAATTAACATAAAAAAAGGGGCGACTAAAAGCCGCCCCCAGTAATTCCGAAACTCTTAATCTTATGTTAAGATGTTATCAACACGGAAGATTCTGTAGTACTGGTTGGTTTTAACTGCAGCCAGACCATTTGCAGGTGTGCCACCTACATATGGGTTAGACGCCA